TAATAATCCACCTAATAAACTACCTCCTGCAAACATAGCTGCAGTTTTACCTAATGTTGCATCACCTTTAAAAAAATCTTTTACTCCTGTAAAACTAGGTAAACCTTTACTACCTAAAAAACCCATACCTCTTTGTAATAAAGTTTGTCCTCCAAAAGGAACAAAAGAAGCAATAGCTGCTAAACCTAAAGGAGACTTAGCTGCTTTAGCTACACCTTTAACAGCGCCTTTAATTCCTTTAGTAACTGATTTAACTAGGCTTCCTAAGCCGTATAATTGTCTTGGTTGTAATCCTCGTGATATTGCCATAATTTAAATATATTTATACTGTTGAGCAGGCATAGAATCCTGTAAATATAATACTTTATTTGATTTTTTCGCTATCGTCAACAGATTTTGCTTGTTCTAATAGATCAAAGAATCGACCACAGTATTGATGATCTCCAACGTGAGTTATGTAATCCATAGCATAGATATATACTTCTCCTCCCATATCTGTCCATCTTTGACAGAAACCAAAATCTTCACCAAAATATCTCTTAGTTTCTACATCATGTAATGTATCAAATAAATTGTAAAAGTTTTCTTTTTTAACTTCTTTACCATTAATAACAGTAGGTTGATATATCTCTAGTTCTGGATGATGTTTAATCATATCTTCAATAACTTTTCTTTTAATTAACATACATCCTGTAGGAGCATGAGTTACTTTAATAACTCCATTTTCCATAGTCATTTCATTTTCTTTAATCTTAATAGGAAATACATGACCTGCTTTTAATACATCATCAGGAGTTTTAACCATATTGGTTTCTTTTATCTTTCTCCACATTTTATCTGTATCAAATGTCTTCATTGGATATGGACAAGAGATAACATCTTTATCTGCACCTATCATTTTGTATATAGTTTTAGAATTAAAATCTATATCTGAGTCTATAAACAATAAATAATCATAATGGTCTTTATGATTTAAAAATTCTGCTACACATAAGTTTCTACCTTGTGTAACCAATGATGATTTAAGTAATGTAAAACTAACTAGTATACCTTGTTGCATACAGTCTAATTGAAACTTTAATACAGCTTGAGTGTAATGCATAGACACTTCACTATGACAAGGAGTACAAACCATTATCTTTGCTTTTGGTTTATCTAAAATATCTCCTATGTTAATAGTTCTAACGTTTGAGTTTACCTGTTCTATTTTTTCTGTTTGGTAAGTATCTTCGTTAGCAGTTGTTTTCTTTTTTTCAGAAAACCATATAGGTTCATTATTTTGCATTTAGTGCTCCTCTCAAAAATCTTGTCCATGCTTGTCCTTTTGCTCCCCAATCATAAAATCTATTTACATAATTTTGTTGCATCTTTAAATGATCCTGGATGCCTGAATCATGAAGCATATCTGCAGAAGCTTCTATAGCTGCAGCAAACTTTCTAGCTAAACTTTTATAGTCATTTGAGTAAGGTACATACATTGGAAACTCTGCACCTGTTTCGTATAGCGCACCAAAGTTGGTCGTAATACAATATAGACCTGCTGACATAGATTCTAATAATGAGATACAAGATGTTTCTTCCCAAATACTTGGGTATACAAACATTCTATAATCTTTTAAATTTTCTTTAATATATTCATTTGGCTTGTAACCAATATAATTTACATTAGGTAGTTGTCTTGCTTGTTCATATAAAGCTTTATATGATTCATCGTTAGCTTCAGCAAAATCTTTTCCATATACTTCACAAGAAGAATAAACATCTAAACTAATTAATGGATTCTTAACTAATTGCATTGCACCTAACAATACAGATAAACCTCTCCAAGGTGTACAGTGATGTATTATTTTTATAGGATCACCTTTTTTATATTGTGTTATAACCGGTTGTACTTCTTCAATACCATTTTTAATGACTACACATTTCTCTCTAGGTAAATCAAATCTTTTTGTAAACTGTTCAAAGTTCCAATTAGAATTAAATATATACCAATCATATTTATCATGATTCGATTTATCACTGAACCAGGGTTGTAAATTAGGTTGATCCCAAGAATTTTTTTGCCAAAGAATATTTAGCTTAGTTGGATGTAAAGGTACTTTGCCTGGAACTGATGTACAAATTTCTACTTGATTAAGTAAGCTAGGTTCTACATGCTTTCTTAAATATTCAAATTGTAACTCTGTTCCGCCTCTAGGGTTTTGGTTTGTCATTACTTTGATTCATTACTTTCTGAAATACTTCAAGACCTTTGTTAGTAATTTGAACTGTAACATCTTGTACAATATCGGGTCCTTCTACTTTCTCTTTAGATACTTCTCCTGTCTTGGTATTTCTGTATGTTGTTGTGGTTACACAATCTATTTTAGGTATATCATGTGTATGTGGAACATCTCCATTTTCATGAGAGTGTGTAATACCATTATCGTGAGTGTGCTCTAATTTATCTTTATCCATTTTCTTGTGATCTATCTATCAAAAGATAACTAATTTGTCCAGTGATCTCGTTTGCTGTACCTGCTTGTACTTTTAAAACATCTCCACCTTCCATATTTAAAGGTCCTTTTAACATATTTTGTGTTTCTTTATTTAGTTCTTCATATGATATTTTAATATCTGAACCACCTGCTTTTTTTAAAATTACATGAGTATCTACATTACTAGCTGTATCATGAACTGCTTGAACTGTTTTAACAATTGCAATAGCAGACGTACTAATCGTTAATGCTGTTGTTAAATTAGTTGTTGTTAAATTAAATGCTTCGCTTTTATAAAAATTAGCCACCTAAAAACCACTCCTTTTGATCTTCTTCGTTTTTTAAATCTTGTTGAAAAGAGAAATTAAGTTGATTTTTTAAAGTGTCAAGAGCTTCTAAAATTTGTCTTTGATTAGAAACTTCATATTCTGGTTGTGGTTCTGGTATACTAACTACTACTTTTGCCATTATCTTCTTCCATCTGGTTGAGCATCTAATCTTAAAGTTCCATATCTCCAAGTTTCACCGGTACCATCATTCTCTATTTTAATTGATACTAATCTTCCTCTTGCTCTAGTGTCTACCTTATCTGTAGAATTGGTAATTGTAAATGGTCCAAGAGGTGAGCTAGATGCAGTATTATTTGGATAGTCATTTAATAGTAATGTAATTTTTGAATTACCTGTAAGAACTTTAAAGTCAGGTATAAATCTTTTTACAGACATAAAAAACTCTCCATCTCCCCTGTAGTCAACCATACCGGTTGTTTGACCTGATCTAGTTCTAGCTGCTGTAATATCAAAATCTCCAGATTCAATAAACGCATTAATAGAAGTAGTACCACTACTATTAACTTGGTCAGTTCCTACTTCATGAGCATAATAAGTTGTTGCTCCATATAAATTTGTAATACCTAATATATCTGGAAATACAGGTGAACCTGTAGAGCTATATTCTGTTGCGTAGGGTACATCAAAGACTCCAGTATCAACATACGAAGTTCTAGCTAATGATGAAGTTGTCCAAACATTTTCAGAATAATTATAGGTAACACATCTATCAATTTGATGTGATCCTGATTTTGGATAAAACCAATTTACTTCTCCATATAAAGTATTGTGTTCTCCATAAACTATCTCTGTTGCATTATAATTTATTCCCAAATTATTAGAAGTTGTTGTAAAAACAAAATCTTCAACAAGACATGGTAATGATTTAACCGTACCATCAAATACAAAAAATCCACCTTCACCCGACATCCAAAATACTTTACCATCAGAATAACTTAATGCGTGTTGACCAATCAATCCACAGTTAGTACCAACTTGTCTTATACTAAATGTAAATGGTGGACCAACAAATTGAATTACATAAGCAGAACTATCAGTTAAAACCAAAGTATAATCTTTACCAGATACTGCTCCAACAATTCTATTTCCTTTATCTAATCTAAATGTACCTGCAGTATTAACTGCAGTAGGTGTATAATCATTTAAGTCTTCTTGATTTGAAAATCTTATAAACATTGGATCCTGAGTCGTAGGATCTCCAATAGTTGTTTCCGTTCCAAAATGAAATAAGTGTCTATCTCTATCAGATACTTGGGTTAATCTTGATGCAGTTGGGTTAGCTGAAGTTGAAAAACCAGATGTAGATTTAGATGCTCTAATTGTTCTAGCACCTGATGCTCCTGCATTCCAAGTAAAAGTTTCTCCATCTCTAATTGTTGCAACAAGAACTTGTCCATAGTTATCAAGACTCCAGTTTCCTGGATCTAGAACTACAGAACTTGTAGCTCTTTCAGTTCCCCAAGTAGACGTGTTCCATGTAGAAGTACCCCAACCATAACCCAGTGTTTGAAAAACAGGACCTACTTGAACATAAGGATTAACAGTCGCTGCACCTGCTGCAGTCATACCAGTTCCTCCTTCATTTCTTACAGCTTGCACTGTAAATTTATCTACAGTTGCAACTGTTAAAATTTCATAAGCCACTTCTAATTCTGCTGCTGTAAAGTCGGATGCACCTGTAACAGTTACGCCAGATAAAGTTATATATCTTCCAACTTCTAATCCATGTGATCCTTTATTAACTTGTAAAACATTTGAGCCATTAACAGTTGTTAATGTGCATCCTGTAATAGCTGTATCTAATGGTGTAATGTCAAAAAACTGTTCTCCGTAATATAAAAATAAACCTTGTGAAGTTCCAATAGCTGCATATCTTTCACCAGCTAAAGATGTCCAGGTGTGTTGAGCACGTGCTGCTCCAGGTAAAGTTTCACCTGCAATAGATAATTGATTCCAACCACCTATTTTTTCAGGTAATCCATATCTAAATCTAACAA